CAATTAAGAAATCATGGCAAAACTCTGGCGCTGGCTACGGAATGCCAATTCTCAACGCAAGCCCCTTAGATCCAGACGCCCAAACAATTCCCAAGGAACTCCGTTATACAAAGCAAGATTTTGAAAATCTACGATCACCCCAAGGAGTTCTTAAAGGAGTTCAAATGCGTAATGACAACAACTTTTCACGAGCAGGCAGAACGATACGTGGTGCAGACATGGTTAATAGACGAATCACTCCCGTTTCTATTCCTATTGGTGGCATCTATCAGTTCGGTGCTCCAGCGGGCTGGATTGAGTCCAAGTCTAATACACTCCCTTATCGCGGAACAAGCATTCCACTGTAATACGATTTATTAATATTAATAAATCACTCAAAAGATGTTGTTGAAAAGGTCGCCGAGAAAATTACCCCCAGATGTTGAACCAGCACTAACCGCTCCCGCCTTCATCTTTCTCGGTTTCTTTGCTTTTATTTTTCCGCCAGACGGAAATCCATTGGCAGGCGACGGATCAATGCCCATTTTTCTGGCTTGCTGTGCATAATACTCCTCCATTGTCCCTCCAGAAACTGCCCCTCCCGATTTACTGCCTCCACGGACCGACCCTCCCGATTTACTGCCTCCAGAAACAGCACCGCCCTTTCCACTCTTACGCCAAAGAGCCGCAACTGCCTTAATTGTCGCAGTCGGGGTCATTCCAGCGAACTGTTTATCGTGATAATGCGTTTTAACAAATTGTTGATACGCACCCATTTACTATAATTGGATTTTTTAATTTTTCATCGATGAATTTATTCATCAACTGCCCCCCGAGCAATCCCAGAAATCACCGACCGCTGACTTCCAAACAACCCACGATTACCGCCAAGACCCTCAACAGATTGGGGCACGAATGAGGCGTCAATTCCCTCTGACGCATCAATAATAGCATCCTCTGCTTCTGCCATTGATATACAGGCCGTATTTATCCGGAAAAAGTCTGGCGAAATCTGGCAAATCCCCTCTTGAATTGTAAGGATCTGTAAATCAACCTCATTCAAGGTCGCCCAGTCTGTTCCACTCGGTGCCGGCGGTACCGGTGGTTCTGTTTTAATTTCAGTGCTAAATCCAAGGTATGAGACGGTTGGAGGAGCAATATTATAAGTCGTGTCCGTTGCCAAAGTCGCAGGGTCTAACTTTTTGACGCGGTTCTCAATCTCAACACCACCAGAACATACCAGTAAATCAAGCAGTGTATCGTAAAATATCGTAAAGGATGGTGGAGATGTATCTGCTACTGCCGTTGCTATTTGAACTCCCGTTGTGAGATTATACGACTGCTTTGTTGAACTTACTAAAGCGCCTCCTGATGTCGTCTCATTGAGGACGCAATAGAAGAGATTATTTGCCGTATATGGCGAAATTGATACAACATCGTAAATATTCGTTGGCGGGGGCGGTTCTGTAATCATACTATAACCTAAATTAATACAGTATCTCGGGTTATAATTATACGTATCTACCAGTGTTAGAGACGGAACTGAGCACACCAAGGTTCCCACAATACTATTTATAGGAGTTAGAACTTGATCCGAGACACTATCATACGACAATGTATTATGTATGCCTCCATTTCCCAGTTGAGAACTCGTTGTTATATTTGCTCCAGTTGTTAGGTTGTAAATGCCCAGATTATTAATAGGTGTCCCCGTTTGATACGCACTGAGCGGTGGAATATATAGACCGCCATACGAAATACTGCTTGCTATGTACTGAGACATGATATACGCATTATTGAATGCCGAATATTGGGCCGTGTAAATCGTGCCTTGATAAGAGCAATACATAAGGGTAGATCCTTGACGAACATCAAATGTTATACTGTCAATACCAGTCAATACTGGCGCATTATTAAGTCTAAAATTCTGTTCAGTCACAGTAAGGCCGTTCGCGACATAGTTGAGATACGGGGGTGTATCGGTGATAACTGGCAGTTCATTCGCCTTAAATACGCCAGATGGATAGCGATCATTACTAAACCACAAATACCCCGCTTGATCCACGCTTATATTGACTCTACGGTTGGGCATTCCAGCAATTGGATTAGACACAGTATTATAGACATTGCCCACCCCTTGACACACAATTTCAGCGCCACTCGGATTAGTAGCAATAACTCCGACAACAACCTGTATTATAGGCAATGTGTTGTGGGTGTAATCACAAATAGCGATTGGAACGGCACCCGACGAATAGCCATTAAAAACACCGGACGGTGTTAGAGTTGAAATATTTCCAGAATAGACCGTTGGCGCCGTCGGTGAAACTCCTGTCCCTTGAGCGTTGCTCGCAAACACAAAGTCAGGAAAACACGCAAGCGAATTAATAGGTGATGGTCCTGTTATTTGGGTCCCCAGCAAGTCATAATATGTTCCCAGCAAACTATGATTTGCTATGATATTTGGAAACCATAAATCTGTCACTGTAAAAAACCGATTATTGGGGGTGTCAATCAATATCGAGGAGAAAAACTCTGTCGTTGGAGCACCCGCAAAACTTAAGTCCCGCAGAGCTGTAAATGTTGTCCCCGAGATACTATAAACAGTAATAGCGCATGGTGATGCCCCGCCTAAATAACTGTCGGCTATAACAAGGTTTGTCGCATCTCTGCTCGCACAAGTAATTCGCGTAAATGCCTGTCCTGCGAAATTATCGGATATAATTGAACCCACTTGCGTTATTGTTGAGCCGACAAGATTCCAGACTGATACATAGTTCTGTGTTCCTGCAATAATACATAGCACTATTTGAGCGCTGATTCCTAACGCCGTTGATTCGTAAAATGACGCGCTAACAACATTTGAAACTGCTTGTTGTGCTATGAATGCCCCAGTTCCTGAATACACATAAATAAAGGTCTCGCTACACGCCCAATAGACGGCATTAAAACTATCATACTGGAGATAATTACACACTACAGTAGCACCTGTGCTATTCGTTAGTGTAAATGATGAAACGAACTGAGGCGTTGTATTTGGCGCTACTATTTGATACAAGCACGCTTCGGTCTCGGCATTGACAAACGCATAATACCCATACGCAGGATCTACTACTGGAGGCGGAGGAGGAGCTACAAATGTTGAATATCCAATTGAGGCCGCAGTATCTGGTTCAAACGTATATGGAGTTGTAAATGCTAAAGTTGCGGGGTCGGTAATATTAATGGTTTGGATGGCTGTATTAAGCGATGTTCTCAACTGCTCACTTTGTTCATCATATACAATATTAAGAGGACCCTGTGCTGTAGCAGAACCCGATAATATCAAAACGCCAGTAGAGAGAACATAAGAACTTATTCTATAATCCCCATCGGCAATCGAGCAGAAAAGTCTATCGTTCGGTTCATCTATTGACAGCGATGTTATACTTGCCGTTGGCGAGAGGTCTGCTAATATAGTGTCTCTAACACCAGTAACAACCGTGCCACCAGCAGTAACCGCATATGTAGAGGTTTGTTGTGCCGACGCTATTACAAGGAGCCCAGAATCATTTATAGATGCCGAGGTTAGATTAACAAATGGATTACCAGCCACATCGCGCTCTATGGCAGTGATGACATAATCAACAATCGTATTCCCAACCAAAGTCTCTACTCCAACTAAGCTACCGCCACCGATTGTCAATAAACCATTCACACCGGCAACCTTTGACGGTAGAAATGTCGCGAACGTGATGACAGTTCCATAGATTGGTAGTTCTGTGAAAAAACTACCATTTAAATTATAGACATAAACGTAGCTTGGCGCTACAGCCCAGAATTTGGAATTGAGTGGATCGTAAAAAAAACCCAGACACTCTTTAGGTTCGCCCAAAGAATCAACTAAAGATATTCCACTTATAAATGTGGGCGGTCCTCCGTTTTCTGCCGTTGAGAGTTCGCCAGTCCGTCCTGCTCCAATTGTGCCGTTCATACGAACATAGGTATAATACTCGTTATATGATGCTGGCACTTCCCCAAGTAATGCTCGTTTAGGTGCCTGTAGTAATGCCGGAGGCGTCGGTATTATAACATTTCTAATTGGATTATAATATGTTGTTCCTGTATAGACAGTCACTTTAAGGCCTTGGGCAATAGTTAGACTTGTAGCATCTCGCCCTATAGCAGTGACATTCGTTAAAAGGTTTCCATACTGGTCAGAGGCAATATCTTGAAGACTTGTTATAGTAGTTCCAACAAGCGTCAATACCTGAACAAATTGCGATGACTGGATTGGAAATGCTATAAATAGTTGCGACGACTGTGTTAGACTTCCTGCCCAAAATCCTGCGATGAAATTTGTCTGAGGATACTGAGCTATTAGAACGCCCGTTGAACTATATACAAATACTCCAGAGGAACCGCTGACTGCCCAGAATATATTTTCAATTGGAGCATAAAATAGATACTGACATGGTGTAGATGTTTGAAATGCCGTTTTTAGTTGCGGTGTTGTATCGACGCCCTGTTCAAGTTGATACAAATATGCGGCCACATCATCTACAAACGCGTAATACTCAAAATTAGCGCTTGCCGTCGTGTGGAGTAGCGGTAATGTTGGAGGTTGATAAAGCGTTTGGAGTGTTCTGGACACCATGTTATACGTGTTGAAAGAGCACTGGACGCTGAGAGTTGTTATTCCAAGCATATCGGGATATACATCTTGCGAAAAATCAATGCCCAGATCCTTGACTGGATTTATTATAATAATTGGACTTGCCAACCAGTCGGTAAAACTACTATCATATCCATTACTAACCGACATTTTATATAAATCTCCAATTGACGACCCTGCCATCAAGCCATCTCTGTTATTAAGGCGCACTGACAACACATTCGTTTGAGATGCGTCATATTCAAGATTGTTAGAACTGCCAAGACTGTAAAACACATCTGGATATGAATAATGAGATTCTCCAAGTAGTGCCTGTCTTGAATACTGCGCACGAACATCTGGCGGAATCTGTGCATAGATATATATCAACGACGGCATATAACTAAGTCTAATTACCTGCGACGAAACATTTCCTGTATTTTGGACTGGGGTCATACTCATCGGGGGGATAAACGGTTTTAACCGCGTTGAATACAGTTGGGGATTGCTGAACGGATAATTAATTATCTTCGGTATTGAGACGATGCGTGTATCGACGCTTGCGATCGCAAAACACAACTTCGCAGAGTTTTCAACAAGCGAAACACTATACCCCACTGGATACGGGTTTAACCCCGATACGGTGCCAGCAACAGACTGGCCATAGACGACCATATCGCCCAGATTGCTATACTGATACATCACGCTTAACATATTAACATTTCCTAACCAAGTTTGATTATAATCCAGCGTCATCGGACTGCAAAATATAGGCTCTGATATTTCATACTCTGCACGATCAGGCACATATGGAGTATCGGTTCCAACCGTATAACTAATTGGGACAAAACTTGCCCTGCTTGTTGCTTTTGGACAATTATAACAACTACTCAACGGTTGAGAGCTTGTTATGAAATTTGTTGCCGATCCTACTGTTGAATTGAGACCAAGTTGATTATCGCTTACAAGAATCCAACCATTATCCAACTGACTCGGGCATTGAGTTGCTTCCTTTTCTAAATAGTCTCTTGGTATTGTCCTTGTTATACCACTCATGACATCGCGCAACCTTACCGATGTGCTACTGCCGTTAATGCTTACTGTCAGACAATTCGTGACCGTTGAGAGGGGAAATGGGCGAAAGGCCGCATAGGGCAAACTGGACGACCCTAAGCCTGTTGTCTCTTGTGCTACTACGTTGGGGTTAAACATTCCTAACTGATTTGGGCCTGCAGTAACAACGACTCTATACCGAATTCTCATGTTCCTGCTTATAACACTATTTGCTAAGTCGGGAACGCCTACTGAATTGAAAAATATGCTTCCGCCCTGTATTGTTCCTGAGACGGGTATGCTCTTATAACTTACTTGTGTCGCCCCAAGATAGAGGTTCTTAACCCTATCTTCGCTCACATTGATTTCATCGCCTAAAATGACTTTCAGCGGATCATTATGTTGTTCATTTGTCATTTATATTACCAAACTTTTTAATAAATTAGAAAGTTATAAATTCTCTTAAATCCTTAACGCTTGCGCGCACGACCACCACTGACAGCTCCACCAGACATAGCACCACCCATTCCGCGGGCGACGCCACTGACAACCGATCGGGGAGCGCCAAAGAGGCCCAGTTTTCCACCGTGCCCAAGTTTCTCAACACTGGCAGGAACAAATGCAGTCTCAAGACTTTCGGCGGCCGAGGCGTCTTCCAGCCCAACCTTAACTTCTGTCGCCGAAAGGGCGCCAGTGTCTATAACACACGAGTCGGGCGAGACTTGAAATATTCCGTCCTGAACCGCCAAAATCTGAAGTTGAATTGCAGGATTTTGGGCCCACCCGCCAGCGTTCAACTGAGAGGTGCGAACAACCATATTACTGGTATTAAAACTGGCTTGAATGGACAGAGTTACGTTGCCGTTCTGCGAGGGGTAGATGTCTGAGGCACCGACATCAATACCGAACTGGGACGGATTCAAAATGATAATCGGCGACTGCAACCAATCGTTATACGAGCCAACCCATTGATTTGCACATGTCAGGCGATAGAGATCCTTGATAGAGGCACCAGCAAGCAGACCCTGCCGATTGTTGAGCTGGATAGAGATGACGTTGGTCTGGTCAGGATTATACAGCACCGCACCAGAAGTTCCAGAAGCAACACCAAGCGAGTAAAACGCGTCGGGATATGGGGCATTAGTAGGTAGTGCCAAAGATGCTCTTACAGAGGGAGGGACCTGAGCGTAAATCATCAACAGACTGGGCATATAAGACAGGCGGAGAGACTGGGACATTAGCTGACCAGTGTTTTGAACTGCACCCGTCGAGACAGTGCCCTGAAAAGAGGGAAAAACGGTCGGGAAAAACTGAGGCATGCTGTAAGGATACGATACGACGCGAGGCACAGCAACCGTTCGGGTGTCTATGCTGGTTATAGCAAAGGCGAGTTTGGCACTATTGTCGATCAGAGTAACAGCAAAACCTGCAGGGTAGGCATACACTCCAGAGTTAAAAGCATCCGCGCCATAACAGACCATGTCGTTTAATTGTGAATAATTATACTGGATGCTTAACGTGTTGCAATTGAACAGCCAAAGTTCATCGTCATTCAGAGAAAGAGGCGGGCAAATAACAGGCTCGGTCACCTGAAAAATAGCAACATCGGGCGTAATGGTTCCAGTAGCCGAACCAGCAACATACGAGACGGGAGCAAACGACGCACGGGAAACCGAATAGGGAGAGTTGAAACAAGTTGAGAGAGGTTGGGACGATGTAGGGAGAATCGTTGTTGCCGTAGTGCAATTATCAGTTGCAAGAACGAAACTGTTGTCCAACTGACTCGGGCATTCAGTTGCCGTTTTTTCCAGAAACTCTTTGGGAAAAGTGCGCTGGATGCCAGACATCATTTGTCTAAGTGAGACGGACACAGGCGTATTATTGATAGACAAAATTAGCGTGTCCGTGCAACACGATAGAGGGAAAGGACGCAGAGCACCAATAGGGGCGCCACCGGCACCGGTTGATAAGGTTGTCGCAAGGGCAACATTGGGGTTAAACATCTTGAGGGTCCCAGCTGCCGCAGAAATCTGGACCTTGTAAGTAATGCGCATATTTCGGGAGATGCAGGAGTTTGCGAGCGAGGGCAAGGCGAGATTAGAAAAGAGGATAGACCCACCAAGAATAGAGCCGTTGGCCGCTTGGTTGAGGTATGATACTTGAGTTCCACCGACTCGGAGGAGCTTGGCACGATCTGCCGAAACATTAATCTGATCGTTAAGAATTACTTTGACTGAATCAGACATTTATTAGAGGAAGGATTTTTAATTTTTAATTTTCATTTTAGATTTTATAAAATTCTAACTTTTGATGAGGAGACCCAATATTTTGGATGATTCTTATTGACGAATACAAAGCGAGAACCAGAGTTAAGTATCTCGTCAATCATATCCTTGTTATAGCCCGCATATGTAGAGAGGAGAACCTTGGTGTCGCGTGGATTGGACTGTGGGAATAAAACGAAATATTGAGACTCTCTAATGGGGGCTTTTGTTCGGTTACCAGCCATGGGATTGTGGCAAATGGAGATGACACTCAAACCCATGTGGCGCCCCATCGTCAGCGCCTTGTCTCGCAAATCGTCCAGTTTTGCCATCTTCTTTTTACTAAACCCTTCCAAATCATCAAAAATTATAATAGCATCTTCGGGAAAATCATCTATCGTAAAATTTCTCTCTAACTCTTCTTCCACTTCGTCAATGTCAAACGGCACGACATCTTTGAGACCTTTCATACTCTCATCGTCTGGGAACGGCGATATAAATACGACTGGGCGTTTCTTATCTCTGTTCAATTTAAGAAACTGCTTAACGAAATAGGTCTTTCCGGAACCCCGCATTCCAGTTATATAAATCGTATAAGGTTTTGACTTGGGAACAACTGGGAACAGTTTGGTAGATGCTGGATACTGGAGAAAATGCTTGAGACTGTCATTTACAAACGTAAGCGCGTTCTCATATTTTCGGTCCAATTTTGGATTGGGATGTGTCTCTACGCCATCTCGGAAACTGGCAGTCAGTTCTTTAATATCCTTAATGGATGTTTTCTTATCTGTTTTTAGATAATCTGTGAATATCTTGACTTTATTGTCTAAACTGGTGTCAAGCTCCGTCTCTGCTTTATCTTCTTTCATATATATCTTAAGGTTAGGTTGTGTCTCTGAAACCGCGATGAGCAACCCATCGGTTGGATCAAGTGAGAGCATCATTTATTATAGGCTTTATTATTAAAAAACAGGATTACGAAATTCGTAATATAAAAAAAAAATAAAAAAATCTGTAATATAAAATGGCAACGTATTATGAGAAAAATCGCGAGACGATTTTAAAGAAATTGGCAGAGAAGAGATTACCGAGTGAGAACGCAAAGACCCACGGAAGCGTCTATAGACTATTCATCGACGACCAGTCATATATTGGCTCTACAAAAATGAACCCCGAGTTACGGTATAAACTCCATCTGTCGGCGTTCAAACGATATACTTGTGGAAACGGTGCTTATTGCAGTGCATTTAGAATATTTGAAGACGGAGATCCGGCATTTGAAGTTTTGGAAACGGTTCCAATTGAACAACTGGATCTCAGAGAAAAATATTGGTCCCAACAGTTCCAAGTCGTCAATAAAAACCGCATTGGTCTGCGCGTCAAGGATGACCAAACAGGATACTACAGGCAGTGGTTAGACGACAGAAATCCAGATAAAGTCCAGAGGCGCGAGTTCAAGAGAATGGCGAAAATCTCATGTAATTAACGATTTAATTATTAATTAAATCTAGTCAGCAAGCAGTGTTTTCTCTTTTTTTATTTATATTTTCAACACAGTAAATGCGACGTGAGTAGGTATAACCACAGAACTATCATCCGTTTGTCCCCACAGAGTATAATAGTATGTTCCACTCGCAGAAGTTAATAGATCAATGACAAACGCGGTAGAAGACCAAATTTGGGTTCCGCCACTGGTATGAACTGCTGACATTTGAGAACCCAATGCTGTAATACCAGTAGAAATTAAAGCACCATTTGATAGGTTTGTTGATGCTCCGCCAGTCGCCCCCGACACACTTGCCCGAGCCAATGTAAAAACATACTGATGATTTGGTGATGCTGGTTGAAAAGTGATATTGTATTGAATAATATAACTTCCACTCGTAGTAAGTGAAACTGGTTGACTTTCTTGAATTCTGGTTGGCGCACCACTCATATTTACATTTTCATTAATATAACCAACATTTGCCCATAAACCAGTTATTCCCGCTGGTTCTGGAGTAGTCCATTTCAGTCCGTTCGTCCCATTGCTCGTCAGCACCTTATCGGCCCCCCCGTCGTCCCCGCCATATGTTGACCCAGAAAATGATGCATTGTTTGCACCAACAACAAGCTGACCAGAATGGTTAATAATATGCGCATTCTGACCTGCGTTATAACAAAGCATTATATTATCGTTCTGGGTGGCCGTTCCGTGCTGTTGCCCGTTCCACGCAGACAGCACAACGCTTGACGACTGAGAGTTAATTGATAGTGCGTTTGGAATACTTGCGAACTGGTTATATTGTGCAGTTGATTCACTGCTAAGCATAGTCATCCCAGCGTAGTACGCGCTGTCTGTTCCTAAATTGTTTGTCAGTAAAATGGACGACGATGCTCCATCTGCGCTACTCTTGTTCTGTGACATAAGACCCGTATGGAAGGTGGGTTGATCTGTGGCACATTCGACTGAAATAGGATATGCGCTTACATAGCTCATCGCGTCGGATACAGTCAATTTTTTAAGATTCTCCTCAAACTTGAGAAGCGCATTATCACCTTTAAGGTTATCGCCCGTTGTTGAATATAAAACGCTATTAGCATCGGCATCTAAATTTGATATACTCACGGCTTGAATTCCTTGACTAAAATTAACTTGTGAATTCGGCACCGATTGAATTGACACGGAATTTACAATTCCGCCAGACATTTATTATCAAATTTTTTAATATTTATATTGCCGATATAATAATATTAGCAGTTGCGAAACTATTAATATAGGCACTTACATAAGGGGCAGATGTCTCAAAATCTCTTGAGAAATCGCCCGCCTCCGTAAAACTCAAAATGCCATTAGAAGAGTTATGCCAAGTCCCATAAACTCCCGTTTGAGAATAGACAATCGTTAATGTCAAAGGTCCGTCAAGAGCGATTACACTACCGTAAATACATACACGTCTCCGTCCTTGGGCTCCAACAGGAATACCCTGAAACGGGTATTCTTTTGATAGACCATAGTTAATTGGCGCAGAGCCGTCGCTCCATACGATAGTGCCAGACTGAGCAACTTGAGGATTGACATTAACTAAACCTCCAGAAATACATGTCGCCAGATTGGTATCGTATGTATTCAACGACAAACCACTATATGTAATTGATGATAAATATGAATCATTTACTGCTAATACAGACTGGTCGGAAGATATTACTACAGGTAGAGATCCAGCCATTGCCTTTTGACCTAAGGTTATAGCGACACCACTAACAGTAGTAAGCTGAACATCTTGCGTTGCTGGGAAATTACCAACATCAACACTTCCAGACACTGCTTGAGTTGCTGGAAAATTACCAACATCAACACTTCCAGACACTGCTTGAGTTGCTGGGAAATTGCCAACATCAACACTTCCAGATACTGCTTGCGTTGCGGGGAAATTACCTACATCTACAGTTCCAGAGACTGCTTGAGTTGCGGGGAAATTACCTACATCAACACTTCCAGACACTGCTTGAGTTGCGGGGAAATTACCAACATCAACACTTCCAGACACTGCTTGAGTTACTGGGAAATTGCCGACATCAACACTTCCAGACACTGCTTGAGTTGCTGGGAAATTACCAACATCAACACTTCCAGACACGGCTTGAGTTGCTGGGAAATTACCAACATCAACACTTCCAGACACTGCTTGCGTTGCGGGAAAATTAAGAACATTGACATCGCCAACAATTGATGAGTTACCAGTCGTTTCCATGATGTGCGAATGGACTCGTAAAATATGAACGACCTGTAGAACGGTTTGGTTGGTGGCCGTTTGATTTGTCACTGTCAGATATGAATATGGGTAAAACGTTAAATACGTTGCCGAGTAGCCGACATTGGCAGTCGTCACTCCAGAGTCAAAAACCTTTGTCCAAGGTCCAGTTTGGGTTGGTCCTCCATAGATAGCAATTAAACAAGGTTGATCGGAGAACAGACTGATGTCGGCCCCCGTATAATTGAGAATATCCTCCGCCTTGGAGGTGAATACACCATTGGCTAATAATGGGATTCTGGTGCTACTAATAATACTTTGAGAAGTGGGCATTTATTATAGAATATATTATTAAATTTTTGGTGTATAGTGGACTGTATATTTAGGAACATTCACGAAATTTCGTAATCCTGACTGTCAGGTTTTTGTTGGGGTGCTGGGGTGCAGGGGTTTTACCAAACTTCGGTTTCTATAAACAAAATCATTTCA